TAGCAGCAGTCATGTGGGTACAAGTACCTCAGTGGGCAGATGATTGGGCAATATGTGCTGTTGACATACCAGATGCAAAGTGTCATTGGTATGTCATGTCACCTGACAATACATTTGGTGAAGGGTTTGATTGGGAGGATGCTCCTTGGTTTGATGCTAATGGATTAAATGATATAGCACCAGTACAAAAACAAACAGTAGTACAAAAATTACAGGAACAATGAATTTCATTATCGCAATTATGTCTTTTGCAAATTTTGTATTCTATCCTTTAGTGATAGCAACAATCATTGCAGTTATTATAGAACAGATATTAAGATCAATAGGTGATGAAGATGATTCTGCTGCTGTGAAAAAAGTTTTTGTTGCTATGGGAATAAGAAAGTATCTCTGGAGACAGGCTTGGTTGTTTAATATTATTTGGTTTGTAGGATATTTTGTTCTTATGTTAACCGTGGGTAGACAGCAACCAGCAGCAATGCCCGACATGCTTTGGCAAGGTTGATTTTTTTAAATCATATGGTATGATGAGTATAGTTTAAATAATTTTTAATGTTAATGGCACTGGCATCTTGGATTGTCCTTGGAGTAGTGATCGGAGTAATCACCACAGTTTGGTTAATGAATTGGTACAATCCACATTGAACAAATAAATCCAAATATATACTAAGTAATTTTCATAATCTTACATAACATGCACGGAAAATTAGAGCCTGAGGAAAGAGTTTTAGGTAACACTATGACAGAGGTAAGAAATTTCACAGTCTTTTCAAAGGATGGTTGTCCTTACTGTATAAAGATTCAAGAAGTATTAAAATTAGCGAGTCTAAATTATGTTACGTATAAATTAGATAAGGATTTTGATAAAACAAGTTTCTTTGGTGAGTTTGGAGAAGGATCTACTTTTCCCCAGATTGTAATGAATGGAACGAAACTTGGTGGTTGTTCTGATACCGTCCAGTATCTACAGGAGAATCAGTTAGTCTAATGTATTCAGACTTCGATAGTGTTTATGACATGATCGAACATGCTATTGATTATTCCTTCCAAGGAAAGATGCAACTCAAGTTTTATGAGTTCTTAAAAGCATCTAATACTAAAAAGTATGAGATAGATGAATTTCTTCATAGTTCTACTGCAAAGGAACTAGGTGATTTGATCCGAGACTTGGGAGAGTATATCAAGGGTGGTGCCGATAATGAACATAAACAATTGCGTGAGGCTTATCATCATGTTCCTAAACCTCAAGCAAGAAAAATAAAAAACTATTTGTCCAGCATCCTTGAAGATGCAGTGAGGTATAGTCATGACAGAAAACCTGGAAGACGAAAAAAAGGATCTAAATAAAGACACCACCGAAATAAATCGGGGTGTGGAATTATTGTTACGCAACAGGAGGAAACCCGAAAAACCAAAAACCTTTCAGGTAAAATTTGGAAAACTGGTATCACTCTGGAACAGAGAAATAGTTTTTCACTTTAATTTTTACCTTGACATAAGAAAAACATAGCACTCTGGAGGTGTACAATGGAAATGGACATGACCATAGTAACATTAACTTTAACGACAGTTGTGTCGTTACTTGCATTATTGGTAGGAGGTATGATAGGATGGATGGCAAGACAGCATTCATATGAAACGACACCCCAAGTAGTGTATACTCATCCAGAAATGTTTGATGCAAATGGACAGTTAGTTCCTGATGAAATTTTAGCTCTAAGAATTGAAAACAATTATGACACAAGCGAAGACGACGAGGAAGAGTAAGGCAACTCCAAAGAAGAGAACTCCAGCTGCACCTGCAATTGATTCTCTTCCAATAAATCCTTTCATATATGAGATTTTAGATTTAACAGCAAAGCAAAAAACAAATCCTAAGAAGGTGCAAGTCTTACAGCATTACGCTGATGATTCTGTTAAGTCATTAATGATTTGGAACTTTGATGATACTGTAATTTCTCTCCTTCCTGAAGGTGAAGTTCCTTATGGTGACCTAAAGGATCAGAATGTTTATTCAGGAAGTCTCTCTGAGAATTTATCAATGGAGGCAAGAGGTGGCGAGGCTGCTACCAGACAGGACTTACAAGGTCAAGGAAGAACATCTTTAAGGCGAGAGTGGCAAAACCTATACAACTATGTTCAGGGGGGAAATAACTCCCTTTCAGGCATACGTAGAGAAATGATGTTCATCAATCTTTTAGAAGGTCTTCATCCTAGAGAGGCAGAACTTCTAGTTAAGGTAAAGGATGGTAAGATGGAGGATCTTTATAATGTTAGTTTTGATAATGTTAAAGATGCATATCCAGATATTACTTGGGGAAATAGATCATGACGACTAAAACGAAGGAAGAGAATAAAGTGTCTGAACAAAAGGAAGAGGAAAAGATTAAACCTTATGATTATTCTTGTGAAATTCTCCTAGAGAGAACTACAGCAGATAAGGCAAGAGATCCTAAACTTCCTAGTGATGCATTTAATGTTACTTATACTGTTAATGGTAAAGAGTATCTTGATGTAACTCGTTCAGGTAAGCAAGTAAATATATTTGATTTTTATTATGATAAGTATGGAAAAGATTCGCTCAAAAATATTGAATGGGGGTATGGAAATGTTCACCCAAATTCATATGGATATAAAAAACCAACTCCTCCTAGAAAAAAAAGAAGAAAATGAACGACGAATTACTTAAAGCACAAATAAATGCTCTTATCAGAGATGAGATACAGGGAGTCATCAATGATTATGTTGATGATAAGGAACAATCTGTTAAGGAAACTGGTTTAGGTTTTGTTAAAAAAGAAGATGAAGCCAATGAGTTGAAAGTTAATATATCAAATGATGAAGTAGACAAACTTATTAAAGAGTATAAGAAAATAAAAAGGAATGAGAAATCTAATATGAATCAAATTAAAAAACTTGGTTTAGTTGATAAGGATGGTAGACCTTTATGAATTATAAGGATGCAGGTGTTGACATTGAAGCTGGAAGATCATTTGTAGACCAAATTAAACACATAGTAAAATCCACTCATAGTCCTGAAGTTATGGGTGGATTTGGTGGTTTTAATGGGATGATGAGAATCCCTTCTGGATATGATAAACCAGTATTAGTTTCTGGAACTGATGGTGTAGGAACTAAATTACATGTTGCAGAATTAAAATGTGGTAGTGATCTGTCTCCTATGCAAGGTATAGGTATAGATCTTGTTGCGATGTGTGTGAATGATGTGATTACATGTGGTGCAGACCCATTATATTTTTTAGATTATATTTGTACTTCTAGTGTAACAAAGTATGGTGGACATTTGAAAGCTTTAGTTGAGGGTATATCAGCAGGATGTAAAATTTCTGGTTGTAGTTTATTGGGTGGTGAAACAGCAGAACATCCACAACGGTTAGCAATGGCACCTCCTATCAGAGATGTTTCTGGATTTTGTACTGGTGTTGTGGATGAGAGTCTTATAATAAATGGAAAACGTGTTAAGGAAGGGGATCAAATTATTGGTATAGAAAGTAATGGTCTTCATAGTAATGGATATAGTTTGATTCGAGAACTTTTATTTCGTCATAAAATAAAACTTGATGATACTCCTGAATTACTTGATCCCACTAGAATTTATGCACCTATAGTTAAGATTCTCCTAGAGGACGCTCCTATTCTTGGTATGGCACATATTACAGGTGGAGGTATCCCAGAGAATCTTCCAAGATGTGTCCCTCAGAAATATGGAGTGAAGGTTAATTATAATTCATGGCCTATACCAGATATATTCAGTAAAATTATGCTTGATGGTGAGATACCTGAAGAGGATATGATTACTACTTTTAATATGGGTATTGGATATTGTGTGGTGGTTCCAGAAGAATCAGTTGACGATACTATACGATTAATAAATAGAAATGGTTTAAAATCGTGGGTAATAGGAGAAGTTATTTTATAATTTTAAGTTTTGTATCACAAAATACAAAACTGCTTGACTATATAGTTAGGGTATGCTAACATACCTTTACGTTCATCTCACAAGAGACGCAAGTAAGCCGACTCGGAACGGATCGTTCATCCTTATGGAATTTCTAATCGCTACTCTTTTATCATGTGAAAGTGCCGAGGATATTATTTCTCGAATGGCACCTTCTACTGAGAACCGTGCTGAATTAGTTCAGCAGGTCAAGATGAGTACTGAAGAGGGATGCTTTGAGGACGCAAAAGCCGACTAAAGGAACGGGCCTTAAAATCCAACTACTTTAGGAGTAATCCAATGGCACAAGTCACATACCGTGGTGTTAAGTATGACACCAACGACAAGCGTAACCAGACAGCATCATCTAAGACAGAGATGACTTATCGTGGTGTTAAGTTCGATAAAGAACTTGTTAATGCTTGAAAAAATTTACCAGTAAAATGGGGGAGGGGTTTACACCCCTCTTTTTTTGTACTATAATTAGTTGAAAAGCAATCCGAATGAACAAATCAAAGTTAAAAGTTCTTGTCATGGCTCTTAAAGAGATTGTGGAAGAACTTGAATCTGAAGTTTATTCAGATGTTGATGCTTACAAACAAGAAAACTATCAGGAGCATGTAGGATCAATGGCAGACTATGATGAAGTATTTGAGGATGATGAATGACTGTAAAACTTGTTAGTGTTACTCCTGATGCGGAGCAACTCATGGCATACATTGCTAGAGTATCTAACCCATCTAATCAGGATAATGAAAAGTATGCAGGACTATTAAAGTATTGTATCAAGCATAATCATTGGAGTGTCTTTGAGCAGTCTACAATGACTCTTGAGATAGAGACTACTCGTGCTATTGCTGCACAGATACTAAGACATAGAAGTTTCACATTCCAAGAGTTCTCACAGAGATATGCTGCTAGTACTGCATTGGGTGATATAGAATTGCCAGAACTTAGAAGACAGGATACAAAGAATCGTCAGAATTCTACTGATGACTTGGATCCTAAGATGATAGAGACACTTAATCGTCAGATGATTACTTTGTTTAGTTCTGCTAAGGCACTTTATACTCAAATGTTAGAGGATGGTGTTGCTAAAGAGTGTGCTAGAATGGTTTTACCACTCTGTACTCCTACTAGAATCTATATGACTGGTTCATGTCGTTCTTGGATTCATTATATCAATCTACGTTCTGCACACGGCACTCAGAAGGAGCATATGGTGATCGCAGAAGCATGTAGGAAAGTGTTTACCGAACAATTCCCTGCAGTCTCAGAAGCCCTTGAATGGGTATAAATATCTTC